AAAATTTTCGCTTAAAATTTTTATCGTTTATTTAACACTTCATTTTATGTCTCAGGACTTCGATGTATTCGACCCTTTCAGTGACTACTGCCCAGACTTCAGTCAGTATGGCTTTGACGAAGCTTCATCCCAAGTACTTGATCCAAGCGGAAATCCCTACGAGACCCAAATCACCGTACCCTTCTTGCAATCAGTCGAACAAGGCTCCGATCCCTCGGTCACTCTCCGTTCCATGCTCGAACAAGAATATCACTCCAATCGAAGAGAAGTAACTGATCCAACCGATGTTATGCCACAGGATGCTCCAGTCTTCAGGCGCCTTGACGAGAATTCAGTTTTATTCCATGACGTCTCCTTTGCAGGACCCACCCTCAGATCAGAACAACAATGCAAGACCAGGGAACTTCAAGGCTTTCTTATCCTACCTGCCCGTTTCTGCACAGCTATTTATTCTCGCGCTGGTAATCATTCTCTACCTACTCCAGCATTATTCGTGAAGGAACTCGACTCTAGCATTTCTGCGCTTTTCGAATAAACCATAATTTTTAATGCCTCGTCGTTATACTCGCTCTGGTAGATATACTCGCCGTGTTAAAACAGTGAAGTATTCAAATGAAACATATAACTATGCAGGACTATATACTGTTCAAAACGCCGGTGTAAAAAATAATTGGAGTGAAACTCTTATTAGCGCTATTGAATCACAAGGTGTTCGTAAGTGTAAGAACTTCGAGCTCTCTCTTACAGGTACTCCATTTGAAAACGATCAAAACCAAATTGCTCATGCACCTATGTTCTTTGCATTGGTCTATGTTCCACAAGGTACTGAACCATCACAAATCTCCATAGGAAATCCAGATGCATGTGCCTCTCTCTATGAACCAAATCAAAATGTTATTATGTCAGGCGTATGGCCAAGTGATCTCACAGCACCATTTGTCAAGAAGACACGTCTTGCCCGTAATCTTAACTCAGGTGATCGTATTGTTCTTGTATTGTCTACGCCTCAATTTGGCCAAGGCGCATATTCAAAGAATCTTGCAGTCACACTTAATTACGCAATTTCTTTCTAAACCATAATTTTTAATGTTTGATCCTCATCGTACTCGTCGTAGTGATAGAAGGTATTATACACGTAAAGGCCAAGTTCTTCAAGCCAGTCGTGTTAACACTCAACCTATTATACAAGACCGTCTTGTACCTATATATAAGAATTATTTAATTAGTAACGGTCTCGCTTCTGATGCTCCCCTCAGCCACCTCCAGTTAATCCTATTGAAATTTCTGGTGTTTCAGTTAAAGATGAGATATATTCATTTTCTAACATGACTAAGTACACCACACCTACAGTTCGTATTGATCAAGTGGTTAATGTTACAAGTATTGCTGTTTTATTTTATATTGATACTTCTGGTAATGCTTTCTGTCAGTTGAAATATCAGTCATCCGCTAGCGTATTTGCTAAAACCATTGATGATAACAAAGGGTGTTATTTTGCTCTTGTTTCTCCTCCTTCTGGAGTTACCAATCAAGCACAATTCGACGCTGCTGTAAAGGGAATTGTTGACGCTTCTGCTTCAAATTATGTCATAAGCACTAATGGCAATAATATATATATTAAGAACGACATTCCACTAACACCTGTTTGAACCAACAATACACTTTAATCCATTTCCAGTCCAAAATCCGGAAAAATAAAAAAAAAAATTAATTTTTATTCAAATCTTGAATTGTACCATTCTTTTAATCCTCTGTACTCCTTGAATGCATCGTATATCCATTGCATCCTTGCTCCTTGTGCATCTGGGTATTGCTTGTCCCAACTGAACTGTCTTGTGTACTTCTTTGTTCCGTTGACCCCCATGTATTCCACCCATATTGCGTAGTGTGTTCCGATGTCCCCGCATGTTACGTGAACCAAATGTTCCTGATGCATAATATCCTTTAATGCTTGGTATGCCTGCTTTTTCACATTCACAATCCTGATCTGTTCTTCAACACTCATGTCTTGGTAAGCAAGTGCGCACATTTGCGAAATGAACTGACCACTCATGAAATCACTTCTCGATGGTCGCTGTTCTCAAAATTCAATTGCGGTTAACCGCCGGTCTCAATTTCACTTCACTAATTGCCCGGCCAAAATTTTCATGTAAACTTCTCAATTCTAAGTCACCGTGTAAACTTTTTCCGATCAAAAAACTGACACAAAATTTTGTCACTTTTTAATTTCTCCAACATGTCACTTTTATAATGGGTCATTGTCACTTTTCTACAATCTACAAATGTCACTTTTCACTCTACAAAAGTTCTCAAAATCTGATCGCTTCGTAAAGTTAAGAAAACACGAACGTCATACATAACACCCCCCATCTACATGGAAAATCTTCATAGGTACATGGTGCTAATTGAGATATTTAATGATGTTGACACTTTTCAGTTCTGCAATTAAACCCCCTCAAAAAAAACTAAGAATAAAAAACAATTTAGTAAAATGTCCAAAATAATATTCTTTCTTTTTCTTTAAGCCGGAGGCGACCACATTTCTTTTTCTTTCACCGCACGTAGAACCCACACAGTTAGGGCAGACTTGCCCATAGGGCCGAAGCCCAGGATGAAGAACAAAAATATCCAAAAGATAGAATATTAAAACGATATTTTACGTGCGCTTGTGGTCATTGTAAATACTGGGTAAACGTAATGGAGCTAAAGGCATCCCTGGAACAGGGCAGTATTACCTTTAGCGGAATCAAAATCGGACCAGTATTCAATTTTCAATGGATTTTCGACGATAGCCTGACCTAAAATGGACCCTATTCAATTTTTAATCCAATTCAGGGGAAAATAATCGTCACTTTTCAATACCCGCCACAAAAATCGGACCATAATAGGAACCTAATGTTTGTAAAATTTTAGGTATTTATTCGTCCATTTGGGGGTATAAGGTTAAAGCCGTAAAGGGATCTAAGGTACCCGGCATATTTGTCCAGTGTATTTCCGTGAAGCGTCTGTGTATTGCCTCTTGATCCTCAGGGTTACCAAAACATTGATCTATCGAAAAGTTGCTTGTGATAATCAATTGGTAACTTGGTTCAACAGCAAGGTGTCCTCCCTTAGTCTCAGCAGTAAAAGGGTACCTGTCCGCCCAAATCTTCAAGTGTTGTACTAGCATATTTCCACCTGCTTCTAATGAAGGCCAGTCATCAATCACGACTCTCTTTGTGTCTTCCTGTATGAATCCGTTCCACCACTTGTTGTATGCCTTTGAAAAAATTTCATATTGTCTTAGTCCAATTCTTGCTGCTCTCGACTTGCCTTTTCCAGGTGGTCCCCATATCCACAGGTTCTTTTGTTTCAGTTCTCCGTTCCATGTTTCTTGTTGCTTTACTAGTGCTTCATGTCTGAATTGTCTATACAGTGCTTGGTGGTACATATAGAACTTCGGATATTTGGCTTCGAACTCAGATTCATTTAAGCTTCTCATGTCTGCTATCATTTCTCTTGCTTCTTCGTCTTTATCCTTGCACTTTAGTTCTTTTGTTAGTTTGTCATTTAGTTTCTCGACGATTACTTGGTCCTCTTTTGTACAGTACTTTATGTTATCCATTTCAGATCCCATTGCGACTTCAAGGTGTGCTCTACCTCCGAGCCATCTCTGTATAACTGTCATGTCTTTCTTCGTTTTCAGTCTTAAGTATCCTTGTATATGTGGCGTTCCTTCATCCAGGTGTTCTTCCTCTGCAATTACAGCGTCCACTTCAGGATTTAATTCCAGGTTCCTTACTGCTTCTTCCTCTTCGTAAGTAAAGTTGTTTATTGTAAAACACCAACGTATTGCGCGCACTCTTTGCATTTTGATTAATGAATTCACTCTTGAAATTTGACACAGAAAATTACGACAGTGAAATCACTCTT